CCTTCTAAGGAAGTGTGTCAGTATTACATAGATACAGCAACAACAACTGAACCAGAAGAGTGGGATTTGCTAAGATTTATTTTAATGGATAAAAATGGTGAGTTATTAACATTAGCTAAGAAACTTAATAAGGAGATTATTTAATGGATAATATAGTAGATACAGAGCTTCCTTTGAATATTACCCCCGAACACACGAGTGTGGAAAAACAACCAGAAGTGGAGCAAAATAACCCTGTTTTACAACCAAATGATGTTGTTGTGCCTACTGATGAAACAGCGCAAGCAGCTCCAGAAGACGCCAAAGAAGAATCTGTGCCAAATGCACAATCAACTACGTATTTAGCACAACCAAATGAACAGTCAGCACCAGAAAAGCTCTCTAATAAACATTTTAAAGCTGTTAAAGATAAGGCGGAACGAGCAGAGCGTGAACGTGATGAGCTTATGCGTATGTTACAAGAAGAACGTAGCCGTCAGCAAGCACAGCGCCCTCCAGAACCTGAGGAAGATTTTGGTATAAATGCTGATGACTTTATTGAAGGTAAGCAACTTAAGGGTTTTGTTAAAGAAGTTAGAGAACTCAAGGAAGAATTAGCTCAGTACAAACAAAAAACGGCCCTAGACGTAACAGAAGCTAAACTCCGAACAGAATATCCAGATTTCAATAAAGTGTTCACCAACGAGAATATAGAGCTACTCAAAGAGGAACATCCTGAAATAGCACAAACACTTGGTGCTTCTAATGCTGACCCTTATTTGGTGGCTAAAAGTACTTATAAGATGATTAAGAAGCTGGGCGTGTATCAGGAACTGCCAGAAGATAAGTATGTAAATGACCGTGAGACTGTACAAAAGAACTTATCTAAGCCCAGACCATTAGCAGCAGCATCGCCAAGACAAGGAGATGGGCCTTTGCAGAAAGCTAATGCTTTTGGTGGTGAGTTAACAGATGAGCTCAAAGCACAGCTCTGGAAAGAAGTGCAAGAAGCTACGAGATAACAAATTCATACTTCCTTTCATGAGGGCCACAGTTTTCCCCAAAATTATGTGGCCCTTTTTTGATTATTACTTCTTGCGACTTTTTCTATTCTTAGGATATACACCGCGATTATTACAGTTTTCTTTGTGGGTAATCCATCTGCAATTATCTTTGCAGTAATCACCGTTATTATCTATTCTGTCTAGGCTCATTCTGTTGCCTTGTGGTCTTTCGCCCATATCCTCATAGAAGTTTTCAAATGTCTTCCACCTATCGCAAACTTTAATTCCTCTAGCCCCATAGTATTGCCAAGCACTGCTTTTAGGGTTTTTACATCTTTGATGCATAGCGGTAAAAATTTTATAGGTTGATGAGTGCGATTTATCATGGGTTATTAATGCTCGAGCATTCTCTCTATTGTGGCAAATAGTGCATTGTTTGCTTTTATTGGATCTTAAATCAGCGGCACAATGAATATTTACAGTGCCGCACTCACATTTACATTCAAAATGCTGAAGTTTTCTTCTGATGCCAACATATTTTACAATCTCCCACTTACCAAACTTCTGGCCAATCATCTTATTTGGATCAAAAAGTTGTTTTAACTTGCAGGCATTACATTGAGAAGTTCTATTTGCCCTCAATGTTGTTCCAGGTATTATATGAACCGCTTTACATTCACATTGGCACACATAATGTTTTCCTGGTTTATCAAACTCTACTTCATGTAATACTGTCCACTTCCCAAAATTTCTTCCAACCATTGATATTCCCTTAAAAATAGGTCTATACTGATTAACGGCAATACGAAGCTTTGCCAACTTCATTCAAATATACTTCTAGCAATACGAGGCGTTGCTTACCTCAGGAGATTCACCTCCACCTGGACAATAATATTTAAGTCCTTGTCCAACTTAAGTGTAACATTACATTATCTAAATGTAAAACATAACTTAAGGATTCTATTATGGCAATTACTACAACAAGTCTTTTGCCCGCCCCTGTCCAACAATCGTGGAGTTTAAAACTACTCTCGATACCCGTTAACTTTTGAGCGGGTATAAAACCCTTGGTAATTGACTTGGAAGCCCTAACGAAGTAAGGCGAGGGTGACAAGGGCCAAGCAGAGAGATGTTCATAACTCTTGTGCAGGCTGAACGACTAAACCCAGGGGACCAACGAAAGTTGGTATGCGATAGTCTGAACAACGATTCGAAAGACGTTGAGGTGAATCCGAAGAGGTTTGCCCCCCTTTTTTAAGGGAGTAACAAATTGTCCTAACTTGATACATAAGACATTGGCGATGCAGAAATCTATGCCAAGAAACGGCGGAACAACGCTCAGAATGCGTCGTTACAACAGATTAAATACCGCTATGGTTCCACTTGGCAATTCAGGCATTACCCCACCACCCCAGACTCTTAGCGCCGTAGACATCGATGCTAAGATGAGTTTTTACGGCACTTATGTCACAATTAACGAACAGGTCACATTGCAATCACAAGATCCAGTCTTGAATGAAGCTGCCAAAGTTCTTGGCATCTCACTTCGTATGACTGAAGATCAGCTTACACGTGATGCACTTGCTGCTACAGCATCGTTCTTGAACTGTACGGGCGGTGTCAATGGCGACAATCCAACAGAAATCACGCGTACAGACGTGGATCTATTGGTGCGTACACTTTTGGGAAATAACTGTAAAACAATAGCTGATAACATTGAAGGTGCAAATAAGTTCGGCACAGCGCCTGTTCGTAATGCTTACTTCTCAATGTGTCATACGGATATGACTGGCCAGCTGGACAACGTCCAAGGCTTTATCCATAGCAACCAGTATCCTTCTCAGATGAATATTCTGGAGAGTGAGTGGGGTGCTATTGGCAACGTAAGATATCTTGTTTCCTCTGTAGGATCTACTGCGTCTACAGCCTCTGCTCTTGGTGCAACAGTTTACAATCTGCTTACAGCAGGTATGGAAGCCTACGCTTGTATCAAGCAGGATGGTTACTCAGCACAGTTTATCTTCCGTCCAGCCATCTATGACTCACCACTAGCGTTGAACTCTAGTGCTGGTTATAAGTTCGCAGAAGTTCCACGTATCACCAATGATCAATGGATCATCAACCAACGTTGTACCCTAGCGTAACCACTGAAAGGAACTTATCATGGCTTATGGAACAATAATTCAACAAGGTAGCTTTGTATCTACCGGATCATCTCAATACATTAACTTGGTATCAGATGTTGACTGGTTTGAGTCTTATAACTGGACAACTACAGTGGCAGGTGTCGCTGCTACTACCGGTGTAAATTTTTACTGGCAACGCGGTATGGCTGTTAATGATGGTATTGTATTTGGTTATAATGCGACGCCTGTATGGTGTGCTCAAAGCATGCTTACATTGGGTGTTCCAGGATTCTCCCTGATTTCAACATCACCTGTAACACTTGGTGCAGTTACAGCAGTTACCGGTGGAACAACTGCTACTCAGCCTGTATATACAACTGGTAATACAGGAATATTATCAACTGGGGCTATTGTACGTGTATTTGGGACTAACCAAACCAATATTAACGGTTTAGATTTTTCTGTTGATACAGTAGTTGCGAATACTAGCTTTAGACTTGCTAATGCATTACAACAAGCTCCTGGTGTAACAGCCGGTGCAACTGGTTTTTATGTAATGATTGCACCTAGTCTGACAATCTATCAGAACTATTATCCTAAAAAACGCGTAATAGCTAACATTACAGCTGCTAATCCAGCAGTTGTAACAACACTTGTTGACCATGGTTATACCACAGGTCAATTCGTGCGTATGTTAGTACCTTCAGCTTGTGGAATGACACAGCTCAATAATCAGTTAGTAACAGTAACTAACATTAACGCTTCAACATTCTCAATTAATGTAGATACAACTAACTACACACCTTTTGTATTCCCATTACCAGCAGTTGGACCATTTACACCTGCTGAAGTTATACCTGTAGGTGAAGATTCAACAGTAACAACCGTTAATGTACTTAACGATGCATTTACTGATCTTAACTTTAGAGGTATTCAACTCGGAGCTGGAGTCCAATCGCCAGCGGGATTAAATACTAACGTAATTTACTGGAAAGCCGGTAAATCAGAGAACGTATAACTACTACTCTACAGTCCGTGGGGGGAGCCGTCTTCCCCCATTAAACCTTTTGGGAGATTTAAAATGGCAGAACTAAAAAACGCAGAAGTAAAGAACGCGGAGATTAAGTTAGAAAAAGATTTTGATATATCAGAAAAAGAGAGAAAGCTTGCTGGCAAGAAGAAGATCCAGCTTGAAAAAGAACGAGATGCAAAAATGGTTAAAGGTAAGTTTATGTTTCACGAAGTACCGGGTGGAACATTACGCTTTAACTTTCATAAATACAAGGGAGATCCGGTAAAAACTTACGAATTACAAGATGGGGAAGTCTACACTTTGCCTTTAGGCGTGGCTAAGCATCTTAACCAAGATGTTGGATATCCGGTACACATGCACGCGTTAGATGATAATGGTAAGCCTAGTATGAAGATCGGAAAGTTCGAAAGGAGATGTTCTTTTCAATCTTTAGAATTTATGGCTGACGATGATTTTTCGGCTCCAGCAGATTTAATTACCGTGGAGAGACTCTAATGAACTGCGCTTGTAACAATTTTAATCCACCTGAGTTCCAACCAGCAATTAATGTGATTAGCAGTGTAACAATCTCCTACCCTGCTCAAGTCACGACCACTATACCGCATTTATATGTAAATCGCACGATTGTGCGCCTAGTGATTCCCGCTGCCTGTGGAATGCAACAGGCTAATAACCTGACAGGGACTATTTTTGTTACAGGCGCGAACACTTTTAATATAAACATAGATACAAGAACATTTGATCCGTTTGCTATACCGGTTGCTCCGGCACCATGGATAAATACATGTGCGCAAGTTATCCCTGTAGGAGAGGATAATTCGACACTTGACGCAGCGGCTCAAAATGTTCTGGTTTAACTAAGAGGAGAAAGAGATGCCTTCAGTTCCAGTAGATTTAGATTATTCTACACTGGCGCAGATACAGATAAAAGTTCGTAGACTGACTCGAACACCATCAACTGCTCAGCTGTTAGACAATGATCTTAATAACTATATAAATACGTTCGTATTGTACGATTTTCCACAAACCTTAAAACTGTTCCCTTTAAGGAAAACTTTAACATTTTATACCAATCCAAATGTTGAGTACTGCACAACTAACTTAATTAACCCAAATGATCCGTTATTTAACTTCCAGAATCAATATATGGCGATTACTTCGCCTGTATACGTTGCGGGTCTTAACGTGTTCTTTTCACAGTCCAGAGAGCAGTTCTGGGCTATATTTCCTGAAGTTAGAGCTATATCGCAACAGGTTCAAGGCGATGGGCTTACTACTAACTTTACGGGAACGATTACCAATATTCCTTTTTTGCAAAATAAGGTTCTATTCTCATCTGTTGATATATATGGTAATGGTCTAGCTGTAAAAGATGTGCCTATAACTGATCCTGTTTCTGGATTTATAGGAGATACTGGCAACTTAGTAGATGCAAACAATCCTTCTATAAACGCCGGAAATATAAACTATGTCACCGGAGTCTTTGATGTAACGTTTCCTACAGCCCCTGCTTTAAGTCAAGCTATAAATAGCCAAGTTGTACCATACCAAGCAGCTAAACCACAAGCTATGCTCTATTACGATAATAAATTCATCTTCAGACCTGTGCCTGACCAACCATACCAAGTAAATATGGACTGCTACACAAGACCATCTGCTCTTCTAGCAACTGACCAGATGCCTGAGCTATCTCAATGGTGGCAGTATATAGCATACGGAGCGGCCAAAAAGATATTTGAAGATCGCATGGATATGGACAGTATCCAGATGATAATGCCTGAACTTAAGAACCAAGAACGCCTAGTTTTAAGAGATACGCTTATACAACTTGCTAATGAAAGAACAGCTACTATCTACACTGAACAGACTTCTATGGGTACTCTTTCAGGTGGTGGATCCAACTGGGGAGGCTTCTGATACATATACCAATAGAAGCAGTCTTTATAGTTATTTTTGTAGTAGTAGTATCAGGTTTTTTAATAGTAATCGGAAAGGAATAAAATGTCTTGGAATCCAGCAATCCCGCAGTCAGGCGACATACCAGCTCAGTCCCAGGCTTTAATTTTACAGAACTTTCAGTACTTAAATACATTTGTTCAAGGTCAAGCTAATGCGCTTTTGCTTAACCAGCAAGCAACAGCGCCAACGGTAGCGGCTAACCAAGTAGGAATATATAACCTGCTTTCTGGTGGCGTTAATAACTTAATGATTCAAGATGGCCCATATTCACCAACCAATAAACCCGTAAATCTAACTACATCAAGTAATAATGTTAGTGGTTGGTGTGCATTACCATGTGGATTATATATGGTTTGGGGAACAACTCCTTCGATAACAGATAATGGCAATGTTTCATATACATTTGGAGCTGGAGCATCTCCAGCTTTTCCAGGTTTTTCAGCTCCTGCCTACTTTGTTCAGGTAACGCCTATATATTCGTCAGGAATAAGTTCTAGTGGCACTGTATATACAAGTGCAACAACTATAACTCATGTAAATATTTACAATAAAACAGGAAGCTCAATAACTACTTTTGTATTTGCCATAGGGCCTATGTAACCTGAAAGGCCTACAATGGCATATGATAAATTCCTTATAGCACCCTTTGAGTCAGGACTTGTAAATAACATGCCTGTTTGGTTGTTACCAGAAGATGCCTGGCAACAAATGAATAATGCCCATGTCTGGCGTGGAAGAGTAAAGAAAAGATTTGGATCTAGGTACATAGGGCAAACAGCTTTAAACTCTCGCTTTAGGATAAATGTAGGAACGGTAGATGGTGGAGGATCTTGTTCTGGAACTGTTCCTGGAGCAGTATTTAAGGTTGGACAAATGTTCTCTATTGGATCTAATAGTTATACAGTTTACAATGCGACAACTGGTGATCAACCTATGCTTTCTACGGGTGGAGCATCAACTTACACTTATGATGTATTTAATGGGCATTTTGTATTTACTGGAGCGCCAACTGGAACAGTTGTATATTTCTATCCCTCTGAATCTGTAATGGGATTATGCAACTGGGAAACAGGCCCTGTGAACGATCACCCTGCTTTTGGATTTGATACGCAGTTTGCTTATACATTTTCTGGTAATGCGTGGACAAAATCTACTAATTCCCCAACATTTCAAGGTAGCAATTCTGATTTCTTTTGGACAACTAATTGGACCGACTTATCCCTATCAAGCCCATACCTGTTTGTAAGTAATTTTAATGCTACTCTTGGAGTTAATCCACCGGCAACCGACGACTCTATGTATTACTGGAGCGGTACTACATGGACAAACTTTAGCGCTTTAACCAAATTTCAAGTATCTGGATCTCCCTATGTTAAAACAGCTTTGATTATTCTCCCTTTTCATGACCATTTAATTTTACTTAACACAATAGAAAATACAGGTGGTACTTATGCTACAAGTACTAATACCGCACATCCAAACAGATGTCGATATGCTATAAATGGTAATCCTTTACAGGCATCTTCTTGGCTAGAAGTAAATGAAGTTGGATATCAAGGTGCAGGTTGGATAGACGCAGCTACAGATGAAGCCATAATCGGCGCAGAGTTCATTAAAGACAGATTAATAGTCTATTTTGAGCGATCTACTTGGGAATTAGTCTATACGGGAAGTCCTAAGCCACCATTTATTTGGGTTAAGTTAAATTCCGAATTAGGAACTGAGAGTACATTTTCTACAGTTGTTTTTGATAAAGTGGTTCTTTCTGTGGGAGCAACAGGCGTTACGGCTTGTAATGGCGTAAACGTAGAACGTATTGATGATAAGATCCCTTCTGATGTATTTAACTTAAGAATAGACAATGAAGGACGAACTAGAATCGCCGGTATTCGTGACTATCAGACTGAACTTGTTTACTGGACGTGGCCATTAGCAAATCAACCAACTTATGCTGATATATATCCTAAAAATATCTTAGTCTATAACTATAAGAATGGAACCTGGTCTTATAACGACGATGTCTTTACTGCATTTGGGTATTTTGAACAACAAACCGGCCTTACCTGGGCTGATATCACTTGGAAGTGGGAAGAATGGACTAATCCATGGAATAGCGGCGTTATACAGGCTCAGTCAAAACGCATAATAGCAGGCAATCAGCAAGGCTTTGTTGTAATATTGGATCCCGACTACGGACAGAACGAACTAGCAATGCAGATTAGCAATGTTTCCTACTCGGGTAATGTAATGACACTTACTATTGTGGATCACACCCTTGCGCAAGATGATTATATAAGCATTCCAACTCTTAATGGTATTACGATTTCAGGTACTAATATATATAAAGTTACTAGTGTAGATGATTATAATACAGTAGAAGTATGGATTGGAGGCCAAACTGTTTCTGGATCATATACTGGCGGTTCTTATGCAGCCAGAGTTTCGCAAATAGATATGATCTCTAAACAATGGAACCCTTATGTAAAAGAAAGTTCTAACTTTTTACTAGCCAAAATTGATTTTTGCGTAGTATCAACAGCATCAGGTGAAATTACAGCAGATTACTATCCTAGTTCAACTGAGTTATCTATGCAGGGTGAAGCAATATGGACAAGTTCTATCTTAGGAACAAGTATTCTTGAGACAAGTCCTTATGCCCTCATGCCATTAGAGTCAGAACAAGATATACTTTGGCATCCTGTATATTTTCAGACCCAAGGAACAGGTATTACACTTCGCTTATACCTGGATGGTGATCAGCTCATGAATCCTGCTATAGCATTTTCAGATTTTGAACTTCAAGGAATCCTTTTGAATACTAAGCAAACAGGTCGTTTGGAGTAAAATTATGGCACAACTTTATAATGAATTAAGCTCTTCAATACCTACTACATCTATACTGGATGTTGAACAGATCCAAAAGATGGACACTAAAAGTCCCGAATTCAGAGAGTTGATCGTACGATTATCCCAGCAGGCTAATTCTCACGCACTTGCAATAAATAATCGAGATACAGGCTTGTATGATACACAAGAATATGTGAGCGGTCAAAGCTTTTTTCCTAATCCAAACATTGCAGGAAGCTCAGGTACACAAACACCGGCTCAGCGTCCAGTTTATCGCAAGGTTATTAACTTTGGGGCATTGCCTGGATCTAGCGCAACGATTTCAGTTGCTCATGGGATTACAATACCTCTATCAAGTTCGTTTACTGTAACAAGAATTTATGGGTCTGCGAGTAAGATGACGAATAATTTGGCAACAATGAGTTTTATTCCATTGCCTTATGCTGATCCAAGTGCAGCTGCAAATTCAATTGCTTTAAATATGGACGGGACTAATGTTAATATAACAACTGGAACTAAAGATTGGAGTAGTTGGACAAGCGCTTACGTGGTTATTGAATTCTTAAAAAATTAAATTAGGAGAAAGAAATGTTACCTGAAATGGCAGCCTTACAAGGGCAGCAGATAATGCCACAAGAAACTGGGCAACAAAAAATAGGTGGCTTGCTGGGGAAAATGGGAAGACATCCATGGGCAACAGCAGGACTAAGTGGGTTGGGAATGGCTGGTATCGGTGGACTGTTTGGAACACATGGTGGTAGAAATTTCATGTTTGGACAAAATGAAAGAAATCAGCAAGTTCCAACGCAAACACCTCAAGGCATGCAACTGCTTAACCAACTTATGTCACAGGGTATGCAAAACACTGACTTTGGTGGAATAGAAAACCTCTATAAGAAACAATTTCAAGAAGAGACCATTCCTAGTCTAGCGGAACGGTTTTCGTCGCTTGGAGCTCAACGTGGTTCTGAATTTCAAGGTGCGCTAGGTAAAGCAGGATCTGATCTTGGAGCTCAACTTGCTGCATTAAGATCACAGTATGGCTTAAAACAATCGGCTTTAGGGTTGACTCCACAATTTGAGAATATGTTTCATCCAAGAATGCCTGGATTTTTAGAGAACATGGGTGGACAAGTAGGGGGTTCATTAATGAGAATGTTGCCAATGCTTTTGATGGGAGGGTTATAACATGGCTATTACAGTATTGCCGCAATATGAAAGTGCGGGTGGACACATAGGTAGAAACTTAGGCGAAGGTTTATCTGAAGGGTTACAGCAATTAGCTCAAATAAAGATGCAACATGTAATGCAGAGACATCAAGAACAACATCAGCAAAATCAAATAAGTAATTTTTTAAAAGTTGCTTTTCCTGGCGCAGATGAAGCAACAATAAATATGTTAAAACAAACACCTATGCCTATATTGCAGAAGTTATTAACTGGTATGCAGTTGCAGCAATATCAAAAACCTGAACAGCAAAGCATGGGAATGCAACAACAACAGCAACCTTCGTTTCAGGATCTACTTTCGCAACCAGGTGGTAGCGTTAACCCCATGGATTCTTTTTCTAGATTAATGATGGGATTTCATCCTGAGCAACAACAAGTTCCACAAATGATACAACAACCACAACCTACTCCTAAATATGGTATTAGGGGTGCTTATGCTTCTAAAACACCTAGACTTCCAGCTGAAATGACTGAAAACCAGAAGAAGCAACTTGATTTTAAAGAAAGATCTTTAGCTTATAGAAAAGAAAGATCGACTGAGAAAAAAGAACTTATGCCGAAAATAGTAGATGCTTTTTTAAAGAAGTCTGGCAATGATCCTGTAAAAGCCAAAGAATTAGCAAGGTTAGCAGGTTATAAGGTGTAATTATGCCTAATATATTTGAAGAGAGAGCTAAATTATTATCCCCACCAATTAAAACTATACCCAAAGATATATTTGAAAAACGAGCAAAGGAATTAACGTCAACTGAGCCTTCTGATAGACGAGGTTTTTGGAGTGCCTTTAAAACCGGAACACAAGGCGGTGTAACTGGATTATTAACAGGACACGAACCAGAATCATTACCCGAAGATTCAACATGGCCAGAGCGTATAGGTTCTATGGCTGGAGGTATAGTTTCTGACTATCCTGCTATGATACCAGGAGCAGCCATAGGAACTGGATTGGGTGGTCCTATAGGTGGAGTGGCTGGAGCGTTTGCATTGCCAGCTGCTATTAGATCTACATTTAATGAATACAGAGATTTTGCCAAACAAGGGCATGGTCTTACTTATGGTGAATTTCTAGAACGTGCCGGTCGGGTAGGTAAAGAAGCAGGCAAATCAGCTCTTATAGGTGGAGCAACAGGATTTGCAGGTAGATTACTTCCGGCTTTAAAGCTTATGCCCGGTATGGATAAGTTATTAAATACACGTCTAGGTTCTTCTGCTGCAAAAGGCGCATTAGAACTTACCGGTATGACAGGAGCACAATCCGCAATAGAACGCAAACTACCCGACAAAGAAGATGTTGTTAATAATGCTTTGTTGCTTGCAGGTAC